GTAACTACGATTAAACTTGATCCTGAAAGCGTGTCTATTTGTGTAAGATTAGTATTTACACGAATAGGAGTAATGTCTACGTAAGATCCAGTAGTCCCCGTAGAATCCGTTTGGTACAGCTTTAGGTGTGTGCCTACCGCAAGATACGTACTGCCCGAGTTTACTGCCCAGTTGTGAATCTTTCTGCAACTGCCAATAAAACTATCGTTAATAAACTTGGTCCAACCACGAAGTTTTTCCGCAAAACCCTTACGAAACCGAACCTTGTCTACATCATACCAAGTTCCCTCGGCAGTGTAGTCGGTCCCGTCAGTATATACTCCGGGTCGTGGTTCGATTTTAATAAACTGCATTATTATACGAGGGGATCATTTTTGATATAGATCAAATCAAGACCAGCAGACATACCAATATCGGCAGAAGCACTGTCTCCAATACCACGATACTCAATATCTGTTTTTTCATTAAATCTAAACGGAGTAACATAACGAACAGACAGAACGCCCTCGGATCTTAAAAACCGATCCTTAACCTGAAACACTTCGCCAAACGGCCTAGCTACTAATGACACCTTGCAATATTTATTGCTTTGGGTTGTCGCTACGGTTACATCGGTGCCGACCAGAAAAGCCGTGTAACCCGCAGGCACCGTCCATAAACACATTGATGTCTGATTGTCACCGATCTCAACGGTTGCGTATACGTTTGCTGGAACGCCCGCAGTTACGGTTCCAGTACCGGCATAGATTACACCCGCATTGGCTCCGCCCGATCCGGCAGATCTTACAGTGATTCGAAATATACGTAAGTATGACTTTGTGCTAGTTACGGCGGTTTGGCCACTTAGGGTAATGTCTTCGTCTATTTCATTATAATTAGCATCAAGGCCAAATATGCTAACAGTTCTTGCCCCTGTACCATTTGACGTATCGTTGGCAGAAGAAGATGAAATAGATAGCTGGGCTGCATTTGATAAGTAACTGTACAATCCGCCATGCGACCACACGGTTTCAATTTGGTCATCAATGTCTGGATTAAAACCAAATTTAAAAATGGTTTTGTGGTAAGCAACTTGTCCTCGTGCTACCTGTAGGAAAAAGGGTTCGGTCTTTCCTACTCTGGAAATAGAAGAAACTTCAGCCATTTCACCATTTCACCTTGTCTGCCCAATACGCGGCAGACATTTTGCCTTTGGAAATATTCTTTGCATGTCGCGCCTTAAAAGACTCACGGCGCTTTCGGTAGGATGAAGACTCTCCTTCCTTTTTTGGGCTACCACTTACACCCTGCTGTCCAAATCGAATCAGCTTGACACTGCTGCCCTCTTTTGCAAGAACAGCATGTGACTTTTTGGGATGCTTGGGCGTTCGCTTTGGCTTGTTGTAACCAGCAAACTTTTCGCCACGGTAATCAATAGCCATAGTTTTACATCCCCCCAGTACGTTTCTCTACGCTACGAATAGCATCCTTGAGGTGATTCTTCTCTACTTCAAGCTTGGCAATTTTCTCAGCATGAATATCTACTCTTTCAGATACTCGATCCAAAACCTTGCCAAGCGTATCCAATTTTTCTTTAGTGCCGTTCAGCGCCTGCCTTACACCACCCCAAGAAGCAGCACCAGCAAGTAATGCTGGGAGAATTTTTAAAAATTCCTCAAGGCTCATTTTTGTATTACATCTTATTTATGTTACCTTGCATAGTACTGTACTTCCGCCCAATGACACTGTGCCTGAAGATCTGGGTCTCCGCTAGCATGGCCAATATTAACGGTTACAAAAACACGCAAGTCATTGTGATTAGTAATTGAATTTACTTCAGAAGCGCTAAGTGTGTACTGCGAGGTAACTGGGGTAGCTAAGGTACTAGCAGAATAAGTGTTTGAAGCAATTGTGCTAGTGCCCTGCTTCAGGGAGTAGGTAAAATCACATCCCCCTAGGGTGCCCGGTAAATTCCCCTCATCTACCGACAGCCTTACCCGAAGGATCATTCCTTGGGTTGCGCCAACATCTGGGTAAGTGGTTGGGCTGCTAAGACCACACTCAAAGTCGTAAGTATTGTACGATGGCCAAACCTCTGTAGATGACGAGCTATAAACAAATGTTAAATCGCTATTGTCATCTATTTCTTGCCATAGCGGAGTCGGAGCCCAGTCACTGGACTGAACGTCACTATCTGGCCTTATGTATCCTACAAATGGACCAGAAGAGGTAGCTCCGTGATACGCACTAACAAAAGTCATTTACGTAGTCGGGTGTCCAATTGTGTACGATGCAAGATACTGGGACCCATCGTAAATCAACGTAATAACGTCTGAATAGTTTGTAGTGGTTGTAAGGGTGGGCGGGGCATTGTTGCGCCACTTAAACTCACTTGGCCACGTAAACGACGTTACCGCACCAGAAATAGCTTCCATCATAATTACATAGTTTCCACCAGTAACTGGGTTCGATGGGGTGGACCATGTCGTGCTGGTGTTTCCATCATTCTGAACAGTAGCAACATTGCCGTTGGCCCAGTTCAATGAAATAGTATTTCCATTAGTGGTTCCAAGGGACTGTACGCCTGCGTAAATATGCAGGGGCTGGTTTGCTACATTCAGGCGACCAGTGATGTCATTGGTGTTATCGCTGATATCCACCAAGTCTACAGTAATTACATCATCAGCTAGGCTGACATATGTACCGGTCCCGGTCTTGGTAACGTTAGACTGAATAAGCGCTAAGGCATCGTAGACCGCTGCCGAACCACCAGCGCCGTTCAAGTACACCATCTTGGCTTCGCCACTAGGAATGGTTACTCCGGTCCCGGAGGCAACCTGAACTACCTTAATTGACTGACCACCAGTGGTAGCATTCTCAATAATCTGAACACGAGACATCGTGTTACCGGAGGCACCACTGCCTACAAGAATCAATTCTCTTGTTGCAGTAAGCGTAGCCGTAGATGATACCTTGAGATAAAAGCAACGCTTGGTATCCGACACTCCATCAGATACTTCACATGAATCATTGCCATCGGTAGGGAAACACGTAGCCGCTCCGTACCCAAGCGCCTGACCAATTAGCTCAAGATTGGTATTGGTGGTGACACCCCAAGTGCCGCTTTGCTCACCATCACCAATTTCAGTAAGCCGAAGATTATTTACGTATGTAGCCATTGTCGTCAGGAAATCCTAATAATTGCGTTGTTGCTATCAGCAGTCGGGAAGGTCACCGAAAAAGTTCCAGCGGTTACAGTTCTATCCAGTCCAAAATCCAAAACCATTACCGCTCTGTTTTCGGCACTTGAGTTATAGATAAGTGCGCCGCGCGCCGTAAAGCTTGCCGCAGCCCAAGATACATCTGCGAAATCGGCGTAGGCGACGGTGCCGGAGGACGATGGGCTAATGTTTGTAAGGGTGGCTCCGCCCGCGGTGTATCCGGTTCCGACAACCTCTCCGGTAGCGGTATATGCTGTTGTAGTTGCGTCTAGGTTCGCAGAGCTAGAATACAAAGCAATCTTGAACGTACTTCCGCCAGCGGCAGAAAAATTGTGCTTTGCTTCAAGTAATTCCTCTTTAAATGAAACGCAAAGTGTTTGGGTAATGGCCATTGTATTGCCTACGCCCTAGGTGTTCTTGGGGTCCTGATAACACCATCCCTGTACTCATCAATGGTCATACGGCCCTCCGCCTGTAACTTGAGGGCAACAAGGGCTTCGTTGTATCTCTGCTGGTAAAGAGCCAGCATGTCCTGATCACCCTTCATGTAAGTGTATGCTTCTACAAGACTACCATACAAAAGCACCTCGTCAGCATAATCTCCAAGCCACGTAGTTCCAGCAGTAACAATGCTTGTTGGAATTTTGTAGTAGTACACTTCTACACTATACGCAGCATCGGGCGTCGGTCCCAAAATAAATGAATCGTTATCAAACAATCCGTAGTACTTGGGAAGTCCAGTGGATGATTCGTCTGGGTATGCCTGCCTAATAAAAGACTGGTCCTTAATGATCAATGGAATCTTATCTGATCCAGAAGTAATCTTAAGTTCAGACTGGATAAGAAAATCCGCTGGAGCAGAAAGCAGTTTATTGGAGCTAGTAGTAGTAACCGTGGCAACCGTATAATTAGCTGGCAGGTTTACGTTTCTGTAAATGCGATACTCTGCCTGCTTAACAAACGTAGGAATGTTATTTACAAACGACGTTTCTGTGTTTTCGCAATAATCTTGAATTGCTTGATTTAGGGCTGCGTAATTCATTCTATTGTTACCCCTACAGTGCCAACGCTAGTATTTGCAACGATGTTGCCAGCGTCACCGCTGTTACCATTACCGACTGGATTAAACGCAAATAACTCCCTGCTTTCTGCAAGAGAAATATCTGGTCGTGGATTTCTAATTTGCTGTGGGTCAGAATAATCTCCGAGGCGCCCAAGAAAATTCTGGGGCTGGTCGCTATCCCATACATCTTTTCCGACTCTAAGCCCGGTCGGAATACCAGCACGAAACTCTGGAATCAGGTCAGAAAGCTTGTAGCGAAATCCAGTTCTATCGCAAAAACCAAATGCATGCTTTCCGTTCGCGTATTTAGCCATAAATAGATCCGTACCCTCCGGGCACAAACCTTACGGAAGACCTGTCTCTGTATTCAGACTGTGCAAGATCCCACTGAAATTCATACTCCGCTTTAAGCATGCCAGCCCTATCCATTGCCTGCGGATACTTCATTGAGATGTAATAAGCAAGTCCAGCCACAAGACATGGCAAAAACCTGAATGGAGCGTCAGTGGTTAGGTTGGCCGTATCTCCAGCATCCTGAATCCGCCTGATCTTCTGGTAGACGAACGTATAGTTCTCATCCGGCACCGGCCAAAGGTATGCGACAGGCGCATCCCTCTGCTTGTCAACATAAATATTAACCGGCCTACCAGTAATATTTTTGTTCGGTATGTTGGAATACTGCGACACACTAAACCGGGATAGCGGTAAGTCGTTCTGATCTGTTCCGGTTCCGGTACGTATCCAGTGCTCAATGATGTCTACGGTATCGCTGGGCAACGTAAGAGAGCCAACCCCAGAGGTAAGTGTTGTACTTACCTGCTCGACGGTCCAAAAGTTTAAGCCGCGATTTGCCCACTCAATCGTCAGTAAATTGAGCGACCGGGTTGCAGTCTTCATGTCGTATCCAGTACGAAGCTGAAGGCCGCATCTCTCGAATGCTTCCTCAATAATTTCCGAAATATCGAGATTGAATGAGGTCGTTCCAGAAGTAGCCATTAATAATTCCTAAACTTTTTTTCTGACAGCTTTTGCCCTTCTTGAACGCCACACGGCCTCTTGCTTCCAGTCTGGATGATTCCCATGGACCGCATCTTTGAAAATGTCTGCATATTTTTCATGCTTTCTTTAATAGAAAGCTTGATCATATCGCTAGATATTTCGTCTTGTTTTGCCATGTACAATAAAAGAAGTTTATTGTGTATTAACTATACTTCTTTTCCAGAACAAGGATAATTGTGTAGCGATCACCAGCGGTGGCACCAACGGTAGTAAATGCCACATCACCAGTCTTGCCTGCTCCAGCGGTATTGGTCAGCGCACCGATTTCGTTAAAGTCAAATCGGCCATCACTGGAATCGGTTACCGTAAAAGCAAGAACATCAGCCGTTGCTTCCCAAAGAATATCTACACCCATTCCAGCCATAGAGTAAAAAATCTGCTGGATCTTAACTTCGGTGCATGCCTTCCCGGTGCCGGATTCTGGCTGAAGCGTAGAAACGTCTACCTTGGTTACGCCAGATTCCCCGGTGCCATCCGAGATATTGGTAAACTTCAGAATGGCAAGACGGTCACCATCCTGAATTGTTTGTGTAGTTACTGCATCAGCCATGGTGCGTTACCTGTATTGTGGGGTGATGGCAGGTGGGCTACCCAAACGAGTAACCCACCTACCTTTTATTAGTTCTGACGGTACGTGATCGTCAGACGCGCAGCACCCGCACTCAGGCTTCCACCAGCCGAATTAATCTTCAGGTAGACGGTAACATCGGACGTACCAATGTCGTCGATAGCCGCACACTGGGTTGCATCGGGATCAACAACCGCGCGACCGGAGGCCTGAAGATTGGCAACGTCGCCAAACGCATCGGGATCGGCAGAAGTTCCAATCTCAAGTGCATCAGAAGTTACGGAGTTCCACGCAGTAGTAACATCCACAAGCTGGTCGATGATCTGCGCATTGGCCGGAAGAATAATGGTGGTAGCAAAAGCACCAGTATCCGTATAACTAAACGTATCGGTCTGGGTCAGAACAGCACCACCAACATTGGCGCTCGCGCCGTCCTTAACCGTACCAGCCTGAACCGGGCCCGAAAAAGTCGTAGTAGCCATTATTACCTCTTTACGAAAGGATTAACCCTATAGTCTTCGTAAAAGTCTGCCGGGACAGTCTATAGGGTTTTTATTACCCGGATGTCTATAACAATAAAATAGGGTAGGAGCGACAGCAATGCCACCCCTACCCTATTTTATAAAACTACCGCTTACGCTCCGGGCGAACCCCAGATTCCAAGCGGGTCCGACACGCCGAAGCTGTAACGCTCACGGGCCTTGTAGCGAACATTTCCGGTGTCAAAGTCACCGTCCATGCTCGTCTCCATGCCAACGCGAGTGAAGTGCTTCATGCCGTTCGGAACATCGGTCATCAGGAACCACGCATCCGTATCGGTCAGATAGTGGTTCACAGCGTGACCCTCGGGCACAACACCCATCACACGAAGTGCGTTGATGTCGTTGTCCGCAGTTCCGGGGCGAAGCTCAGTCTGAAGGATGCGAGTCGCAACAAACTGAAGATCCGGCGGAATGATAAGCTTCCGGGGGCGAGCAGCAATCAGAAGACCACGCTCGTCCGTCCACTTAGCAATCTGAATAACAGCGGCCTCAAGAGAGGTCTCGTTGAGGTCAACACCAGTCGCAGGGCGGTTCGAGTTCGTGCCACCGCTAACGAGCGGGTGAGCCGTGCTGAACAGCGTCACACCATCGCCAGACTGGAAGGTGCTGAAGCCGCTATTAAGCGGCACCATCGCCTTGACCTGCTTCGTATGAGCCATGGCACGAGCAAGCGCCTTGGTGTAACGAGCAGACAGCGAGTCATACAGATTGTCCTCCATGGCCTCTTCGGTAATCGAAAAGCCCATGGCAATCGTCTCATGGTTGTAGCGGGCAGTGAAGGACTCCTGCGCGGCATCATACGAAATGCCAGCGCCCTCGGCCTTAACCGGCGCAGCGCCAAAACCAGAAAGCTTAACCTCTTCCTCAAAGGAGCGATCCGAGCTTTCCGACTCGTAGACCTCGGCATGCTCCGCCTCATAGCGGGCATACTCAAGACCGAACAGAGCATTAAGCCCCGGCAGAAGCTCCTTGAGAAGTTGTGCGCGTGAAATAGCCATTAGTCAATATCTCCTTATGCACCAGTGGCGTTGAGGTACTGATGCGTAGAAGCGGACCCACTAGAGGCCGCGTTGAACTTGACAATGACATCCGTAAACGCATCCCCAACAGCACTGTCAGGACCGTCAACAAAGTCAACGATACGCAGAGGAAGCGTGTTGGTGGTAGCAGCAGTGCTGGCGTCCACAGAAACCTTGGACTTTCCAATAGCGGTGCTACCAGCGGTCTGAACAACAGCAGCATTCAGGCCACGGGTGGTCAGAGCAAGAGTGTCATCAGCCTGCATCTGAAGAAGAACAAACGGATCATCAAGCACATACGCCTTCGCATCCGAAGCCACCGTACCGGCAGGCCACTGGGTGTTAAACGTAAGCTGCTTGCTGTTGGGGTCAGTATACTGGCAACCAAGGAACACGCCGCAAGTCGTCAGGGAGGTCGTCCCCGTGTCCTTTTCGACGGTTCCAGCGGCAACCAGCTTCACAAAATCACCGTTAAAAATGGCGGTATTGTACCCGCTGGCAATCTCCAGAAGCCGCGTCTTGCTC